CTCGTGCCAACTTTTAAAAACCTATATAAAACAATAACTTACAGAATAATGGAGACAATATGAAGGTAAAACGTGCACAGAAACAGTGCAACAATATGAAGGAATAGTGGATTTTTAGTGGAAAACTAGGTGAAAGCCTTTAAAAATGGAGCGATACAGTGCACCAAAACAGAGCAAAAAATGCTCCATGATGGTGCGTTTTTAAAAGCTGTTCAAAGTGATAAAACAATATTGAAAACCAATGAAGGTCTTCACTTTTTGTTCATTATTGAGGTGGGTTATTGATAGGAATGATAATAGTGGGAAGTATTATAAGTTATTGTAATGATTAGCAAAGCTTATAAAGGGTAAACAGTGTTATCATTTATAATGATTAAGGTATTAAGACTTTTTAAAGCTGTGACAAGCTTGTAAATGTTTCATGTGAAACACTGACACAGCTTTGCCAAGCTTTTACAAGCTTTTAAAAGTGTGTCAGATTGAGAATATGGGGGCCGACCTTTAAAAGCTTTTAAATGAGACGCATTCGCATTCAAGAATCATTCGCATTTGAGAATCGTTCGCATTCAGCTTGATAGGGCCGGGCAGGAGGCCACCCCACCCCCACCCACACATAATACATGCACAAACATTTTACAGCTTTTTCAAGTTGTCAAAATAAGGGGGAATACGGGGCTGCTTTGGGGGGGAAACAAAAAGGGGATGTTGGGGGAAAGCCTTTAAAAGCTGTAGAAAGTTGCGCTCTCTATTTAAAAGCTTTTAAAAGCTTCTACATTCTTTATTATTTCTTTATTATAGTTGCAGTATATCGTTAGAAGCTTTTAAATATGTAATAGAGTATACAGTTAAATTTGTTATTTGTCAAGAGGAATTACAACATTGTTTAATAAAAAAGCATAATTCCGTAGGAATTGCATAAAAGACTTGACAACATCCTAATACAGCCCTATAATAGGGGTCCATGAGTACACACATATCTAAATACTTACCTCGTAATACACAAAAGCAAGGTGAGCGTGAATATACAGAACGTCAGTTAAGTTTCTTAGCAAACCTACTAAAGACGGGAGGTGATCCAAAACAAGCAGCAGAATTAGCGGGTTATTCCGAAGGAAGCTATCCTCAAGTCATTAAAGCACTTAAACAGGAGATGATAGATCTAGCCTCTGATGTACTAGCTCAGTCTGCACCTAAAGCAGCTTTTAAGCTGGTAGAAGTAATGGAAGCGGAACACTCTATTCCACAGTCGAATGTTAAGATACAAGCTGCTCAAACAATTCTAGATAGGATTGGTTTGGGTAAAGCAGAAAGAATTGATGTAAACCATAAGGTAGATGACTCTAATCAAGGGTCTTTATTTATACTACCTGCTAAAACCCCGGTAACTGTAGATGACGCAGAATACGCTGTATCCAAGGACTAGACCAAAAGGACGAGGCATTGTACCTTTTGGATATACTCTCAACAAAGAAACAAACATGTTGGAGGCTATACCCGGATACTTAGAAGTCCTAGAAGAAACCATTGATGGTCTTTTAGATGAAAGTATCCCTTCATTACGCGAAGGGTTAGTACACATTAAGAGTAAGCTGGGAGAAGATGTAAAGATCTCTCACCAGACTCTTAGTAACTACATGGAAAAGGCTGGTAAAGCCCCTAGACAGTACAACTATCACTCTGAAGTGAAAGCTAAGATGAGTGCGAAGAAGTCAGTCAAGCAGAACAAAGATACAGTAGAATCTTTAGAAAAAAGATTACAGACAGCTAGAACAAAACTAAAAAAGAAGCAAACAACTTTTAAAAAGCTGGACGAACCTGAAGACGCTGTAACAAACGAAGGTAAGATTGTTGACTTAGAGAGTATGCCTAAGTCGGTTAGAGAAGAAGCACAGCAAAAGAATGTAATCTTTGCTCCAAATGAAGGGCCTCAGACAGAGTTCCTTGCAGCGTCAGAAACAGACGTTCTGTACGGTGGAGCAGCAGGGGGTGGTAAGAGCTATGCAATGCTCGTAGATCCTCTTAGATACGCTCACAGAGCCGCACACAGGGCATTGATCATTAGACGGTCTATGCCAGAGCTACGAGAGCTAATAGATAAGTCAAGGGAATTATATCCCAAAGCTTTTCCCGGTTGTAAATATAGGGAAGTAGAGAAGCTTTGGAACTTTCCTTCAGGAGCCAAAGTAGAGTTCGGCTTCCTTGAGCGTGATGCAGACGTATATCGTTATCAGGGACAAGCATATAGTTGGATAGGTTTTGATGAGATTACTCACCTACCCACAGAGTTTAGCTGGAACTACTTAGCTTCACGATTAAGAACAACAGACAGTGAAATAACGCCGTACATGCGTTGCACTGCTAACCCCGGTGGCGTAGGTGCTCACTGGGTAAAAAATAGGTATATACTACCATCAGATCCTGATACAAGCTTTATCGGTAAAGATGGTCTTACAAGAAAGTTTATACCGGCTCGTTTAGAAGACAATCCTTATTTAGCAACGGATGGTCGATACGAGCAAATGCTTAAAGCTTTGCCCCCTACGCAGCGCAAACAGCTATTAGAAGGTAATTGGGACGTAAACGAGGGGGCGGCTTTTACCGAATTTAATATAGAAAACCATGTAATACCGCCATTTCAAATCCCGATTCACTGGGATAGAGTTAAAGGAGTGGATTATGGTTACGCCAGTGAGTCAGCTTGTATATGGGCTGCTATAGATCCAAGTGATGGTACTCTTATTGTTTATAGAGAACTGTACAAAAAGGGTTTAACGGGCGAAGACCTCGGCTATAAAATTACAGAAATGGAAGTAGAAGATCCTTTTTCAGTTCAAGGTGTACTAGATACAGCAGCTTGGGCTAGAACAGGAACGACAGGGCCTACAGTCGGTGAAACATTGGTAAGACAGGGCCATAAGCTGCGTAGAGCAGATAAAAACAGAATACAGGGTAAAATTCAAATACACGAATACTTGAGGCTTCAGCCAAGCGGACGACCAAGATTACAGATTTTTAGTAGCTGTCCTAGCCTGATACGCGAGCTTCAAAGTATTCCTCTGGATAAGAGCAATCCTGAAGATGTCAATACTCATGCGCCTGACCACGCTTATGATGCCTTACGGTATCTTATTATGTCAAGGCCAAGAGTAAATGACCCACTAGCACAGATGCGGCATTTACGTATGGAACAAGCGTACACACCCGCAGATGCAGATTTCGGATATTAATATATGTCAGATGAAAATAGCTTAACAGCTAACGGTCTATACTTTGAACAAGTAGAAGACGAGCAAGGTATGCAATTGACTTTAGAAGAGTCTTTGCGTAATAACTTTGTTGGTCTTCTTATGGATCGTTACGAACAAGCTGAAAGCTCTAGAGACATTGATGAACAGCGTTGGTTAACTGCATATCACAATTATCGCGGTTTGTATGACAAAAATGTACGCTTTAGAGAATCAGAAAAATCTAGAATTTTTGTTAAAGTAACTAAAACAAAGGTTCTCGCGGCCTTTGGTCAGCTTGTAGATGTCATATTCGGGGCTAACAAGTTCCCTATTGGTATCTCAGAGACTAAAATACCAGAAGGCATTAGCGAGTATGCCCATTTAGATCCTCAAAACCCTCTCCCCGGTATTGAAACTTCAGCAGAAGAAAAGCCTAAAGGTGAGGAAAATAAAAAAGATAACCCATTTGATGTAGGTTTTGCTGGTGATGGTAAAGTATTAAGGCCCGGAGCTACTTACGGGTCTGGCAAGTTTGATGAAACTTCTATTGAGGTACAGGGAGCCGATAAACTTGTAGATGGGCCTAGTCCTAATCCACAAGCCATTCAAGTTAGTCCAGCAAAAGAAGCTGCAAGACGTTTAGAGAAGCTTATTCATGATCAAATTGAAGAATCTAATGGCGCTAGTGAAATACGCAACGCTCTTTTTGAGTCTGCTCTATTTGGAACAGGCATCGTAAAAGGCCCATTTAACTTTAATAAGACATTGAGTCGCTGGGAAGAAGATGAAGAAGGATCTAGGAGATATTCTCCAATTGATGTGCGCGTTCCTCGTATTGAGTTTGTTAGCATCTGGGATTTTTTCCCT